GTTTGTAACCCATCGCTTCATAAAGCCTTGAAGCGCCATTATCACCTGTTCCAATGCCGGGACGAATCTGCTTAACCCCCATGGCAATGCACCACTCTTCAAACCGCTTGATCATCTTCACGGTCAACAACCCGTTTCTGTGTTCGGACTCAATATAAAGGGTGTAGTCAATTCCCATGGGATCGCTGGTGTACCACGGCGTATAAACATCACCCATCATCGCACCTACTACTTCCCCATCCTTTTCTGCCACGACTGCAAATCCTGCTGAAATCATCGTTTCAACTGTTTTTGCAACTCTTTCAGGCGAATAGGTAACGTGCTTATAGTTGGTCAGGTCATGAAGATGCTGCCCCATCTCTATGATGCGGGGGATGTCTTCAATGGTAGCTGGCCTGATCATAGAGGCGCGAGAGAATCGAAATAAAAGGTAAGCTGATGTAGTTCAAAATCCGCGTTGTCATAATTTCGGATAACTGGCGCGATATTGGTTGCAAGAAGCTCGACCGGATACAGATAGCTTGACCGCGTATCCCCCGAAACCGTCACCGGAGGATCTGTGATCAAGTCTGTATGCCGCGCATCAAACCTGTGCGAAATCTGGCAAGACCCCGTAACCACAGCATCCATCCCCTGAATCTGCTTGAGCATTCCTGGCATCTTAAAATCAAGGTATGCAAGCTCGATATCAACTGAATACAGCGTCCCGTCATCTGTTTTGACCGAACGATCCACCTTGTAAACGTCATTGCCTGATCGGATATACAAGTCAGCGTTCAGTTCGTCCATGTAATCGAGCGTGAACGGGAACTCATACAGGCTCCATGCGCTAACCCCGGATGTACGGCTAAATGTGAACACCATAGCCTTTGTGCCAGAATAAAGCCAATACTGCCCACCACCACGGAAATACTGCGCCTTGGCATTGGCAAGCGTAATGAAATCTCCGTCCAGTAAATCACGGTCAATCGGCGAACCGACATCGGCATCAATCAGGTTTGTCGTAACATCCTGCCGCGTGATGGTGCGAACTCCTGCCGGAGACAGGAAAAACACATCACCGCTCATATTGGCGTGCGAGTAAGCAAGCGTAGAACCGACATCCACTGCCTGAAGGAATGAGTGCTTTGCAGGGTCAACGTCAACCTGCCATATTTGCGATGAATCAGCGAAAAATACGACAAGACGATTTGAATAAAAGCCTAGAGCGGTAGCTTGATTAGCCCCTGACTGTTGAAGCCCAACCGGAAGGAATCCGGCATCGTTAGCAGTAGTCCAGTCGCGCGGGGCATTTGTTTTGCAAAATCTCACCGTGTCGCCGTTCGTCCCTACCGCCCACATCTTGCTGGAAATCTTGGTGACAGGCGCCGTATGCGGACAATTGGCATCAACGACATGCGTAGCCCCGGGTGCGGCTCCGTCCATGTAATGATGACGTTTCTCCCCGCCGCTGTACTCTACGGCCGCATAAACATAACCGTTGAACACATCGGCATAGTGAACCGTAGAAAGGGCTAAAGCTGCTGTTGTAGGGCTTCTGACGTTATGCGACTGAAATAGCGTGTTGGCATGGCTGATTGTGGTCGTACCGCCATAAAACGTATTCAGCTTCCCATTGCCTGAAAAAAGGCCGGTCGTTCCGGCCTCAAGCGTTGCCACCTTTGTTGTTCCTGGGCGCTTCCTGATTGTCCTGCCTTCTGTCGTGTAGGCATTTTTCAGGACGCGGAGACGGTTGGCGTCAGATGTTGACTGTCCCTTGCGTAGATCAAGGCCGAAATCGAAACGCTCAAAAGATATGCTGCGCGGCATGATGGTTAAACGTCCTGGCTTGAATCAACATAGTCATACGGGCCTCTTGCTACCTCTCCCCCCCACACACTTTTCCCGCGATGCTTGGCTTTTAGGCGAAGCAGCATCGCATCCAGTTGGCTAGAGTAGGTTTGTGCGTCAGGTTGCCGATAATGTGCCTTGGCATTGGATAGCGCATGCAAATACACAATCTCAGATGGCAGGCTCACGCGGTCGCTATCAACGTTCAGCGCATTCAGCGTCTTGATGTACTCGAAGCGGAGTGTGTATTGATTGTTTGGCGGAATCGGCCATATTTCCAACTGGTCGCGCCGTTCGTACTTTTGCGGAGCGCCGACATTAGGCAGGCTTCTATCGGCAAAGCTAATCCCTTCCGATAGCGGGATGATGCGGTTTCCCCACTTCACCCAGATTCCGGTGATCCGCTCTATATTGCAGTCTGTCGGATAGTCATAGAACTGCTGATCCGTTCCGGTTGCGCGTTCTTCTACCCTCTTTAATTCCAGCCAGTCGAATTGCTCATAAAGCTGCGTCTGCGCAGAGCGAATCATGGAGTCTATCAACTGCGAGTTAACGACTCCGGCCTGTCCAGCCATGCCATACCCGAGCCTGATTTGAATATCAGATCGGATGTCGGCTAATGTTCGCTTAAGCGGCAGGCTCATTACTCACCCTTGGCTGCGGCAATGGCATCTTGAAGTTTTGCAACACCCCATGTCTTTGTGGCATTGATGCCAAGCGCCTTGGCTTCTTCCAGCAAAGCTTCCTTGTCTCCACCACCGATGGACGCAAAAGCGGCTTCAAATTCATCAAGATTGCGGAATACATTGCGTGTTGGGTTCGGGTTTTCGTTATCGCCACGGAACCGCTCTTGCAAGCGCACAAATTCTTCTTCTGTATCGAAAGTTGAATCCTTCACAGGCGGCTTATCATCAGTCAATACAATGTTTTCTTCACCATGCATCGCACGGAGAATCTCGATTTCATGAGGAAGTACGCTTAACGGCGTTTGTGAACCGGCACCGCGAACCACTAGAACTACTTGAAAAGGCAATGTGACTTTCATTTCACCCCCTAGAAAAATTCCCCGCCGAAGGAATTACGCTTACCCAAGCCAAGACCAAACTTTGATGTCATCGCAAAATGATACGTATATTGGTCAATCGGACGACCCGGATAACGCATCTTCATGAAATCTGAGCTGTCACGGCGAAGCTCGATACCGCCTTGGCCCAAGTTCAGCATATAGCAGCGCTTGGTATAGGCAATGCCGCCAGTTGTAGGCAGGATCGAAGTGTCATCGAACTGCGGAACATAGGTCAGCGGGATACCATCAAACTTCAACGTATTCGTTGCCATATCGATAGCCAAAGGAGACCCAGAGCCGTAATTGACTTGGGTGACATTTGCACCTATCACCGCATTGCGCAGCGCATCGTAGAACGATCCCCCGACAAAGATGTGCGTAAAGCGGCCACGGCGCTTGATGATATTGCGTTTTGCTTGCTCCAATGCGTCCTGCATTGCGGACAATGTAGTACCGACGTTTGCCGTGGCAATATTTTGCCAGTAGGTATTGGAAGCTGCGATATTGCCGATAGTTCCGGAGCTTGGTGTCAAGCCAACCAGCGTATCAATGCCAGGCTGTGAGTTGGTATCAGATCCGTCTTTCCACAGCAGCGCGTGAATGTGATCCTTGACGCCTTCTTCCAGCGCCATGAATTGCGACAGGATCATGTTTGTCAGGGCAATGGCTTCTCCCCTGGTGGCGGTGGACTTGCCTACATCATCGTTGACGGTGATACCAGCGCGCTTCAGTTCGTCCTCGTTCAGCACGAAGCCGTCGTGATGGTTCATCCAGTCAAACTTGGCAACATCGTTAGGGCTGCGGGAGTTGTAAGTGACCTTACCGTTACCGCTCCACAGCTGACCATTGGCATCGTTGGACTTGAAAATATTGATGGTGAAGCCGTCCACACCGCCGTCAATGTCCTTTGCCTTTGGCAAAAGCGCATCCAACAATGGACGATCAGTATTCATCTGATCGATAGGCTTGTTCTTTCCGTAGCGGGTAATCGCTACCTTGCCGATTTTGGCAATTTCGACTGCATTTAGAGCCATGATGATTCTCCTATATCGTAAAAATAGATTTCATTTCCACGGATGGGCGAATCCCAATACAGCCCTGAAACTTGGCGAAAGTTTCCATTCAGCCGTTACTCACCGTCCAGCCCTAATTCCTGCAAGAC